TCTGTTGAATGGCCGACCCGGGGTACGCAACACAAGGTTTCTCGATCCCCTCAACCACTCGCATCTTGAGGTACTGTAGCTTGTGGATGTCACCCAACATCACGAAATCAAACGCGTCAAAACGTTCGAGCTGAAGTCCCTCCTCGATCAACCAATCCGTTTCCGTGCGTGCACCCTGCACGGGACCGTGAAACGTAGCAATGTTCACACATCCTGGGATCGGTGTGACCTTGTGCCAGTTTGCCTCATCAAACAGGCTGAACACGCATATGTTGAAACCCGGTGCAAACTCATGCACTCCGCTATCCTTGTAGAGCCTGATACGATCGTTCTTGAGCAACCTAACGATGGGTGACACCGCGTCCTGCCTCGTGAAGTTCACGAGGTTTCCATCGTGATTTCCCAACGTAAGGTGAACTGTCGCCTCGGCGGCGAGCGACTCGAGAAGCCACGAAAGCTGTTCGATGTATTCTGGGCTGAGTCCCGTCGTCTTTGTGTGAAAGATGTCACCCGCGATCAGGATGTGTTCGACCTTTTGATCGCGGCACATTTCACAAAAACGGGTGAACACCTCACGGTACTCATCGTGCCTGCTAAGACCTCTGTAGTGTAGGTCCGCAATGTGTGCTATTCGCATACGTTATCCAAAACACAATTGTAGGACACGCACAACAACATGTACACACAACACGGTGACGATCTACCACCTATGAGCACGTCAAATCCTCAACCTAACGTTGACCGCCTCGTCCAAGCGGGCCATCATCCTCATGTCACGGTCGTACAACACCGCTCGCGCTCGCGCTTTTGCAAACTGCTCCTTGGTCATCATTCCAGGATCGTCACCTTCACGATCGAACCTGACGATGCTCACCGTCACGCCGTAGCTTTCCAACCTCTCCGCAATGTCAAATGCCTTCTTTGTCGCGTCGGCATCTAACGCTAGGACAACCGGCGTCTGCCTGGCTATCAAGAGCAATAGCAATCGCGAAGCGTCGCTGAGTTCTGAACCTAACAACGGAACGGCGTTCTCTCCACACTTGAACACGTCAAACGGTCCTTCACACAGGACAACCGGCCGCGTCCAATCTACGCAGATCTCATTAAACACCACCGATAGCTTGTCACAACTCGGTGAATCGTACTTGAGGTACTGATCCCGATCGATGGCACGGGCGGTGAAGTAGTTCAGCTTACCCATCGCATCAAACGATGGCACGATGATCCTGCGGTGCCACCGGGATTCCTCGGACACGCCGAGCCGGTAGTACCACATATCACGTTCGGTGATCCCACGTGAATTGAGGTAGCTTTTTGCGGCACGGACGTCCGGATCCCGGGAGTGTGCCAACGTGAGCAACTTGAAATCGTGTGGAAGCCGCACCTCCGGCTTCTCATCATCGTCCTCACCCTCAACGAACGAATCCCCCGGACGGAAGCGTTCCCTGTACCTTCGTAACTGCTCGCGCGTTCCAAACTTCCTCAAAAGCGTCACGAGCGAGCGTGCCGCAAAGCCACAGACCCAGCAGTGACACAGGTCGCTATCCATGTGAATCACGAGCTTCTTCTTCGGCGATCCTGGTTTGCCGCAGAACGGACACTTGACCGCAAAGTTCTTCTCGTTCCTCGCAAGGATCCCCCTGCCGAGGAACGATTCGATGAACCGAACCTTCTCTGTGACGGTGATCACGATCTATACGTACAACACGGGAGCTCAGGTGTTCAGAACCACGCCCGCCTTCGCAATGACGTATGCATCGACGATATCATAGGCCCAATCCTTGGGCTTCCCAGACCTCTTCGTGGGCCACGTGTGGTGTGATAGATCAGATGCCATGATCGCGTCGAACGTCTGTTCCTTGTGCGACAAGCCACAGGTCTTTTTCTGCTGCATCTTTAGGCCTATCAGCTTCCTCGCTCGAGCGGGCATGATGTGTTCAGGATCGATCTTCCACGTTTCCCGAACGAAGTATGACACCAACCCGTTAAACATTGTCAGGCGCTGGATCGTCTGAGCGGAAGACTGCCCACCCGCGAAGGATTTCACGGGTTCCTCGATGTACGCGTGGTTTACCTTCTGTCCGCCTAGCTTCCCGAGGCGATCTCGCATGCGATCCGCCTTTTCCCATAACGTTTTGCAACCCTTGAAGTCCTCGTGTTCCATGAGGACGATGTCACGTTGTGAAACAAATCCCTTTCCACTCGTGAGCTTCACCACCACGATCCCGGTCACGCTCGTGGAAACATCGAGCCCGAGGACAAAATCAGTCATGGACCGATTGTACCCCCTCGTGGGTCACAGGAAAATTCTTTCAGAGCAGCTTCAGTTGCCTAAGCTCGTTTTCCGTTATGTATTCCAGGGCGACACCGTGGGCATTGCACCAGGCTTCGGCCGCCTTCATCTTCTTTACCACGGTCGGCTTCTTCAACTTGTTGAACGGTTTGACCTCGACCAGGGTCAGGCGACTCTTCGTTCTCACGATGAGAAAATCTGGAATGTAGTATCGGATGCGACCCGTCTTCTTGTTGCTGACGTACGGGATCTTGAACCCCTCATACACGTAGCTCACCACATCAGGATCGCGGTCAAGGTGTTGCATGTACAGGAGCTCCCACCCGGAACGGTAACGACACTCCTGTCCCGTCTTCGTAGAGACGTGCGTCCCCTTCTTGTACGCGCCTTTCCTGCGGCGGCGTCGCTTCTTCGTGAGTGCCATGTCAGTTCTTGGTCGCCCGATCGTAGATCATCTGCATCATCTGCACGATGTGGTTCGTGTTCTTGCGATGGACCGCATCGTACACGCCCTGGGCTATCTTCTCTGAGTTTTTCTTGATGATCGTGTCCATGCGAAGAACCTCACGGGGCGTCCTCGGGTCACCGGCGAGTTCTATCTCTTCCTTGATCATCTCCTTGAGTTCGCCGACCGTAAGTTTCATGAAAGTAACTATTCGTCCTTCACGAATCCGTAGCGTTGCATCATGTCATTGAGGCGAATAACGAGGTCTGCGTCAAGGTTCTCTTCCTGTGCCATCCCAGGCTTCTTTCCCTTGAGCGTGTTGTAGTTCTTGGGAACCTTCTCTAGAACCCGTTTGACCTTCTCAACCGGGACGGACGTACCTATCACCTGCGTCATCGCATGAATGAACTCAGGCGTCATGTCATCCACGCGGTAACGAACGTATATCGCAGCACGAGATTCCTGTTCGACCCTCTCGTTCCAGTAGAGCCACATGCGCGTCCAAAAGTCCCAGCTACACCCGATCTTACCCTTGGGATACCACGGTACATTACGTTGAAGAAAGCTATGCACGTGCTTCTTGACGTGTTGAGGCATCTTGCCTATCGATGATCTCACCACGTACCACGGGTTACGAACCTGGTGAAACACGATCACGTCCTTTGAAAAACCTGAGATGAAAGGCACGGCCATCCAAGAAGAATCTCCGTACGGTTCATCTAACCCAGGATCGACAACGATCGGGCTTGGTTCCTTTGAGTGATGGTTATACATCACCTCGTGTCCACACGTGATTCCGAGCCTCGTCAAGACCCGGGAGGTGTAACCCGTACCGCTACGCGCGTGACCGACAACAATGAACCTGAATCCCATGTTAACACCTTACAACACACCGCGGTCTGAAAGACCTTCAGCGGTCAGTATCTCAAAGGACGCGATCCCATAAGTACCACAGTAGTCCCTTGCCGCGGTGGCCTGTGTCAACACCCGTTGGGACTTGACAAACTCCTTCGGTTTGATCTCCCACATCTCACGGTGCCCGTCGGAGAAGGTGATGATGAAGTCCGGCACGTAGTGACGCTTGTTCTCGTTGTACCGGTACGGGATCCTGACGCTCTCGTGCTCCCAGGTGGTCACTTGGTAATTCTCATCCAACCACTTCATCGTGGCCTCCTCCCACGAGGACCTGAAGAAACACCTCTCTCCTGTCTTGGTCGACTCGTACCAGCCCTTCTTTGAGTTTCCTCCGTACGGTCTGACCTTCTTCTTCACCAACAAATCGGCGTGTTTTCTTGACATCGCCTCCTTTGCCTCCCCGGTATGCTTCCTCCCGAACATCCCGTTCTTCTCACCGACGGGCGGGTTCTCCCTCTTCCTCCGTGACATGAGCTCACGGGATTCCTTGCTTCGCTTCAACCCCGACTGCGAGTGCACGTAACCCGGTTCACGGGCCTTGGCCTTCAAGGCCTCGGACACCTTCCTGTGTGACTCCTCGGTGTGCATTGCCTGGGTGTTCTCACGGTACAGCTCGGGGTGTGCCTTGCGGTACGCCCAGTAGCAGGGCCTCGAGCAAAAGTGACCCCATCGTGGGTTCTCGACGTTTGATTTCACGTAAGGCTTACGGTACGTCTCACCGCACGAGTCACAGCGAAGGACCGCGGTACGTTTTTGTAGTGAAGGCCGAGAGGTGCTTTGCATTGTCTCGATGTGCAGCAGCATACAAATAGATATGGCACACATCTAAGTTAGCAACAGTATTTTCAGAAGTCGAATTTCGTCTTGAAAAGGATCCTGTCACCCCAACGTTTCATGATCGGTTGGGCCAGCTGGGCCTTCGCGATCACGTTGTAGTTGTCATCGTGGAAGTAGATACCCGTGATGTACACGAAGTCCTGCTGTGGATCGTTCGGTATGGCGCTCGCCGAGACGGGTTGGAAGTTTACGTTGGATGAGGAGTTCAGCTGGTTCCGTCCGGCGACGACGTCGACCTTCAACACGTGGAAGTTCTGCTCTCCACGGAAGTTTGCCTCATACTGCCTCTCGCCGAAGAAGTACAGGTGCGGGCTCTTGATCGCCACGAGGCCTTCATCGTAGTAGATGTTACCCACCGAGGCCCACCTCGCGTGATCCGTCAGGGCGTCGGCACGGTACAGGTTGCCGAACCCGTTGTCCTTGAGCGTGATCGATACTCCGTCACCGACGTTACCGTCAGAACCTGACATCAGGGGATCGACAATCTCAAAGGATTGTGGCAGTATCCTCTGTCCGTACAGCAGGTTGCTCACGTCAAAGAACGTCACCTGGTTTGATGACGGATCCCTCGTGCGCTGCGCGATCGTCAGAGGAGCATCAC